GCTATTTGGAAGATGTGCAGTAAATGTCGAGATAACTTTATAAAAGAAGCAGTATTTATGGCATTGAATAAAACGCTTCCATCTACGCAAAGATATTTTGAAGTAGCCAAAACTAAGTAAGGGGGGATATGAAAACATTATGGATTGTGTTATGCGTTATATTATTATCAGGCTGCGCTCATAGGCCAGAATGGATTGAAGTAAACGAGAAGTCTACCTGCTTCAAGCAGGAAGCCGGCAGGACATCTTACATACCGATTGAGGATCGGAAGAAAGGAAAACGTGAGCCATAAAAGGGCCAAGCGGGTCAGGAAGATGATGTTTAAGGCCGGGATCGAAACAAAGTCAGTAAAGGGCCGCAGGGCATATCAAAAAGGTAAGCAGTTGGCTAAAGAGGGGAGAATATAAAAATGCCTGTCCTTTCAGAAGAACAATGCTATATGATTATATATGGCGTTGAAAATCTTTTGGTAGTTAAACATTATAGTGGACGTAGGTGGCCGATACAAGATGTCTTGTATATCATGGCATATAAAATATTAAAAAGAAGAGAAATGCTAAATGACTGATGAAGGCAAACTAAGTGATATGGCTGAAAGATTTATGAAGCTCAATCCCGATTTTTTAAGGGATATAATGAGCGCGCATTTCATAAGGATTGAAAAGATAGAATTTATCCAGGGGAAGTTAACGAAGTCAGGGCCGGTGGAAAAGCATTACAAGGATAATAAATGATAGAATTTTTATATTATTGTATTACAGCATTGCTTATCTTTGATTGCAGTATGATTGTTATCCAAGAATTTCTTAGAGCCATAACCCGATAAGGATACAATGCAATCTACTGATTATTTTTTTGTTTTGATATGTATTTTGTGCTTGACGATAGTCGCTATAATAGACCATTTTTAACGCCATAGGCTTTTTAAGCCGAGGCACATAATCTCGCCATAGAAGCAAGGCGCAAGCCGTAGCAACGAGGCGATCTAACCGAAAGGGAGGGTCGTCTTTATGTTATGTAACACCTGCAAGAAATCAAAAATCTGCAAAGAAATCTGCCGTAAGCTTGAAAACTACCTCGAAAGATTGAATGGGAAGAAGGGGTATACTGCGCGCCATATCCGGCGTAGGGAGATACCATACTCTCCACAAGATTTTAATGAAGATACTTTTATAAAACGCGCTGTAAATAAAATCAGAAAAAGAAGCACTTTTTTGCTATATAACCACGCTTAAATGTCCTTTATATGGGAGAGATGGATGATTAAGTTTAAACCCTACAATTCAAAGAATGGTTTTATAGCATGGTTCAGAATCAAGCCTCAACAAAACCCAGATACAGTAATGCAAAACTTTTTAATGGGCCGGGGAGAATTTAGCGCGGAAGCGGCAATATCGTTTGATAAGAAGCTTGCAAGGGATCGTGAACTAAAGATGATGGGGGCGATGTAAAGTGGCAGAAATTGATAACAAAGATAATGTTCAAGTAAAAGCAAATAGGCGAGGCAATCCTAATTGGAAGAAGGGTATGGCAAGTCCTAACCCTAAAGGGAATACTCACTCTAAAGATATTGCCGGGCTGATTGACGCATTGGAAGATAAATCGAAGCGCGCAGGGTTTAAAGATTTCAATTCTCTCGTTGCGGCCAGGGCAATTCAATATAAAGAAGTTTTGATAGCGGTAATGAAAAAAGTTTATCCTGAACAATCAGCGCAGCCCGACACGAATATATATATAAAAATCTGGAATGGGGCAATTGATAAATCCAATAAAATCGATCAATTCGGCAGACTTATTAACGCTTAAATCTAAGGCCATGATGAATTTAGTGGCCTTTCGTTATAGCTTATTATCTACAGATCCATCCGAGGTAATGCCGGCAGAGTATCATTATGAGTGGTCAGATACTCTCTTAAATGGCAAGCGCAATACGGCCATTGAAGGTTTCCGTGAGAGTGCTAAAACTCAATATGTCCTTCGTTCGTTCCTGCTTTATTGCTTAACCTTTCCATCTAAAGCCCGTGATTACATAGTCCTAATCAAGAATAACGCTACGCTTGCAGGCGCAAAACTTCGTGAAATAGAGCGTGAGTATAATTCAAATCCCATTCTTTCAGCCAATAAAATCAAGGTCCATGAAGAATCGGCTGGTGTATTTGCAATAGACGTTAAGGACGTTCATGGAGAAACGATCTGCGTTCGCATTGAAGCATATGGTAAGGGCGCGTCCATTCGTGGCTTGGCCAATATAGACAGGCGGCCAAAGGTTGTTATTATTGACGATCCCCAGGATGTTGAGGATGCGCAGTCCGAGACCGTAACCGAGAACGATTGGAATTGGTTTTTATCAGATGTCATGTTCTTAGGGCAGAATACACGTTTATTTATAATCGGGAATAATTTAGGTGAGAGGTGCATCATTGAACGTGTAATGACTAACGCTAAAGAACTTAATTTTGATTGCCACAAGGTTCCAATAATAGTTAATGGAGTTTCATCCTGGCCATCTAAATATACAGTTGAATCGATAGAGAAATCAAAAGAGGACTTTCGCATACTTGGTAAACTCGATATATGGTTTAGAGAGAAGATGTGCGAGGCCATAAGTGATGAGACGCGCACATTCAGGCGTGAGGATTTCAGATATTACACGCCATCTCTTATCAATGACTTAGCTAAGAAGTGCAACATATTCATATGCGTTGACCTTGCAATAAGCGAAAAGCAGACAGCCGACTATACCGCAATTCCTGTCATTGGTATCAATAGCGAAAATCATTGGTTCATCCTCGATTGTGTGTATGGACGGTTTGATCCATCACAGACAATAGATCATATCTTTAATCTTGTGAAGCGGTGGAAGCCAAAAATGGTGGGAATCGAAAGAGTGGCTTACCAGCGCGCCCTGATACACTTCATTGCAAAGGAAATGCCTGTCAGAGACACGTTCTTCGCTATAAAAGAGTTGGAGGCTGAAAAACAGAAAGAAATGCGTATAAAGGGCATACAGCCGCGTTTCAGGACTAAGACGGTTTGGTTCCCGGAACACGCACAATGGCTTACTGAAATGGAATCAGAGCTGCTGATGTTCCCTAAAGGCTTGCATGATGATCTGATTGACGCTTTAGCCTACCTGCCTACGTTCGGCTATCCAATGGACAAGTCAGAATTGAAAAGGCAGGAATACGCGGGCGCAGGAGTTGTGCTTCAATACGCAAAAGATGTCAATGCAGAGGATCTGCTCAAGGTATGACAATCAATGAATACGATGGTAAGTTGCCGGTAGAAGTAGAGGCTGAAATACTGAAATTAGTTGACGAGTGCGGTATCAAAGAGCCATACGATTGTGCTTGTGATATGACATACACTTGGTCTACCGACGGTGAGATCGTCGCTGTAATAGCGTTCCGGCTACATATATTTGCGGACAGCAGGACATTACCGCGGATTCAGCACGTTATCTTCCATCCTGACTATGCTTCAAAGAAGAAGCCGCGCAGCTCGTTTATATTCTTGCGCAAAGTGTTTAAGAGCGTGGAGGCGAAAGGTTATTCTTCCGTGTGGGCTTATATCCAGAACGTCCCGATAGAGCAATACATGAAGAAGATGGCCCTGAAACTTGGATTCAAAAAGTATAGTGAAGATTCAGAAGGCGAATACTTTTCAATAAACCTAACATAAAAAAGGAGATATACCTATGTGCGGTGGTAAGCCACAAGACCCAGTAGCACCCCCGGAGCAGCCTTTACCGAGTCCCGTGCCGACTCCGATGCCGAGTGATGTTTCGCCACAACAGACAGCCACGCAAAGGCGTAGTCAAGTGAGTGCGCTGAAATACGGAGCCATGTCGACTATTAAGACTTCCCCGACTGGAGTAACAGGGAATGGCCCGGATTTATCGAATACTAACGTATCGGGACAGAAGAAAACTTTAGGATCATAATATGGATTTGAGTTTGGTTAAATATAGCAAGAAAGGCAATCCTTACGTTGAAAGTATTGTTAAGAATGGCCCTCTTGCCGGGAAGATAAATCATCGCCCTATAACGATTAAACATTGTGCGAAATGTGGAAAGCAGTATGTGGCAAGAAAAAGCAAAGACAGAAAAAATATATATTGCTCGCTTATTTGTGCAAGTCAATCTACATCTCCGACAAGAAATCACCCCAATCAAAAGGGGGATAAGAATTATTATTGGAAGGGTGGAAAAGTTATATGCAATCAGGAACTTTAGGTGTATCGCCTACCTCGAAGGTAGTCAAACCTGGACAATTTCAGGACACCACATTAGATAGATGGTCATTCTCGAAACGAGGACTTGCCCTTAAAAATGAAGGGATGTTATGGTATCCAACATTTATGGAAATTTCAGAATATGAGAATCCGACGAGGGGACATTTCTATGAGAAGCGTCCGAATGTCGGCGAGAAGATAAATCATAAGACATTACTTAATTCCGTAGCAGAGGACGATTTCGATACCTTAGCATCAGGAATGATTTCAGGACTTACTTCCCCATCCCGTCCGTGGTTCAAGCCCGAAATAGATGACCCTGACCTTATGGAATTTACACCCGTTAAGGCGTGGCTCGATCAGGTTCAGAAGATAATGTTCGATATCTACGCTAAGTCAAACGTCTATGGCTCACTCTATACAATTTACAATGAAGTCGGTTCATTCGCTACGGCTTGCGCTTTTCTTGAAGAAGATTATAGAGATATCGTAAGAATGAGGGCTTACACAATAGGCGAGTATTATCTTGGCTGCGACCAGACAGGAAGAGTCAACGCTTTCTATCGAAGATTTTGGATGACTGCCGCGCAGATAATAGAGAAGTTCGGTAAAGGTAATGCCACGCCTGCAACAATTCAATCATTCATGAATCAATCGCCTGACACATGGAATGTAGTAAATCATTTAATCGAAGTTAACGATGATCGCATAGATAAGTATAAAGACTTTGCGAATATGCCATTTCGTTCAATCTACTGGCAGGACGGCGCACAGCCTATGTCATATCTTAAACTCGGAGGCTATGAGGAGTTCCCGATTTTAGCACCACGCTGGGCTACAACGACCACAGCTGATACTTATGGCAAAGGGCCTGGCTGGAAGGCTTTAGGCGACGCTAAGATGGCACAGAAGCTCGAATCTGACCTCTTAATTGCCATTGCTAAGTCAATCAAGCCGCCTTTACAGGCTGATGCTTCAATTCAAGGCGATCCGAATGTCGCGCCGGATGGCGTAACTCGTTCAAGTTCTTTGGTTCCTAATGCCGGTGTAAGGCCGGTCTATCAAGTCAATCTCGATCTAAATGCTGTCATAAGTAAAATTGCTAAGACCGAAGCCTCAATTCATCGCAAAACTTTCGCTGACCTATTCAAGATGATGTTAGACGCAGAGCGCACCGGACAACCTGTTACAGCTGAACAGATAATCGAAGAGAAGAACGAGAAGATGTCTATGCTTGGTCCGGTCCTTGAAAGGCTTGAAACAGAACTTTTAGACCCGATGAATGACAGGACATACAACATAGCTTTACGTATGGGCCTTATTCCTCCTCCGCCTAAAGAAATTCAAGGTATGCCTATCAAGATGAAATACATATCCGTCTTGGCGCAGGCTCAAAGGATGATGGGTATTCAAGTAATAGATGAATGGGTAACTGGAGTGGGTAATCTTGCTATGGCTAAACAAGACCCGTCGATCTGGGACATAGTCAATACTGACGAAGTATCGACTGAAAAGGGTGAGAGGCTTGGAGTGCCGGCGAGGATAATGAATGACCCTAACGCCCGCGCCGCGCTTCGTAAAGCAAGGGCTGAGATACAGGCTCAACAGCAGAAGATACAGGCCGCTAATGCCGCCGCTGAAATAGCACAAAAGGCGAGCGGTGCTTTAAAGAATGCAAGTCAATCTCCATTAGGGCCTCAAGGCGAAAATGGTGGTAGTTCGGCCCTCGACGGTATAATGAAGGGTATGCAGGGGGGGCAGTAATGAGTAATTGTTTCTCTTGTAAGAAAATATCTGATAGAAGCTGGAGAAGAAAGACAAACGAGGTAGACATTACCGTTGTTATTTCTGAAGATGGTAAAAATATAATCTTAACAGGCAAAGGGGATTTGCGGCATCACTTAATAGAAGATAGTCGTATATTATTACAAAAGATAGAGGAGGAAGGAAATGTTTAAGAAGATTTTTGTTTTGGTAATAGGAATAATGTTAATCGCTTCAAGTGCTTTCGCTGTTAAAGCCACAGTTACAGCCACAAGTTACGGCTACCGTGTTACCGGCGGCACATCGGAAACTCTTATCTATGCCGGGCTTATACGAGTAAAGACTGTCCAGATGAACGCGGCCACAATAGGTGATACAGCTTACTTCCGGGAAGGCGTAGTTAGTGGGAACGCATTTAATATTAAGGCGGTTACAGCTTCTGACTCACGCGGTAACTACATATATTTTGGTGAACGCGGAGCAATCTTTAATTTCTTATCGGTAACGCTATCAGCTGCGGCGGACGAAGTATATATCTATAATAACTAATGGAAGAAAACGATAGACTTTTAAAGATAGCGGAAGATTCAGAAAAGCTAAACGAAGCCGCTAAGAAGGAATCTAAACGCTTATTTGATCGGCGAATAGATGACCTTAGATGGATTTTATCAAAGCCTCAGGGGAGACGGTATATATGGTGGCTATTTGGAGAGTGCGGGACGTTCAGAAGTCCGGCTATCCCGAAGGACACGAATCTAACCTATATCAACATAGGTAAAGCTGATATAGGACTGGCTCTTTTGGCGGATATTCAAAGTGTAGGCTCTAACGCTTATAGTCAGCTCCGTGAGGAGTATCTTGGCGAATTAGGGTCTAAAAAAAAGGAGAAGTAAATGGAAACAGTCGAGACTAAAGCCCCGGCAAATACAAATATCCCGGCGGCAGAGGTTGTAGATAAAGCGCAACAGGCTCCAGTCGTGGCAGAGGAGAAAAGTGTCCTTGACGCGGCTACTGACCCAGAAAGGCAAGCGCAAGATGCAGAGAATAAAAGGATTCTTGAAGCTGATGAAAAGACCCTGAATGACGCTGAAAAAGGTAAGCGTGCGGAGCTTGTCAAAGCCAAAGAAGCCGAAGCAGCAAAAGCAAGCGCAGGGCAGGTTCCTGAGAAGTATGAAGTGAAGATGGTTGATGGCATAGCTCCACAAGGGGAACTATTGGATAAACTTACCCCGGTGTTTAAGGAATTGAAGATGACAACGGAGGGCGTGCAGAAGCTGGCCGACGTATTCGGCCCACACCTTAAAGACGCAGGGGTTAAAGCGACAGAGGCTTTTAAGGCGCAACAGGAAGCTAACTTTCAGACTTTCATAAAGAGCGAGAGAGAGAATACATACTCTAAGCTCGGAGCTGAAAAGGACGCAACCTTAGCACTGGTAGCCAAAACTCGTGATAGGTTCTTTCCCCTGGAAGTAAGAGAGCTGATGTTCGCTTCAGGACTTGCTGATAACTATGAATTTAATATGGCTCTTGCAAAGATTGGTAAGCAGATAAGCGAGGATCAGTCAATCGAAGGGCCGGGAGAAAAACCTGGCAGCACTAAGTCGCAGGCAGAGATAATGTATGGTGAAAAGAAGTAAAACCTAAAAGGAGAAACATATGGCAGTTTTAACGAGTAACTATCCTACCCTGGTTGATATAGCCAGAGCGCAGGATCCGAATGGCAAGATTGCGGTCATGGCCGAAATCTTGAACGCATACAATGAAATACTGGACGACCTTCCTTTTGCGGAAGCGAACATGGGTTCAATGCACAAAACCACACTAAGGGC